GGCATAAGGCTCACTACGACCGCACAGGGTAGACATTAAGGTCGCGAGACAATCAACAAGTCAATAGCTGGTCTCTGTTGGTTTAAGATTGGCCGTAGCCCCAACTTCGTGATTCAATTCACTTCCGCCATCTTTAATGAACGTGGTACTCATAGACACGCGTACATGGATTGGTAGTGAACACCTGGGCACTCGAGGCACGTGTACCCCCAGGATTTCGAACAAACAAAAATAAAACACCGACAGGGGTGAAACATCAGTCCTCCCGAACTTTTAACACCTATTTCTTACTCAACCAAGCCGCCGGAAAATAGCAAGCAAGGTCGGCCCCGTGCATGTCAACGTTGGTGAGACCCGAAGACATGCACCATTCAGCATCTGTACACGGTCCAGCACACATTTCTGCGAACGTGCGCCACGTATCAGACACCTCTTTGCAAGGAGGCATTGCCGTTTCTGTTGTAAAATTGACCAACATCGCATCGGTCGGCATGTCACCGTGCGATTTCATATAAGAGTCCACCAAGATCGCTCGCGTTTGCACGCCCCATTTGGTGAGAGCCTTCGTTCCGAGACTGCCGTATCCAGAAAACACGGCATTCCACAGGTACCACATTGGTGGGCAGTTCTCAAAATGAGCCGCCATCACCATTGCGTTCAAGCACTCCACAAACGGTCGTTCAGCCTCAGGCACAACAGAAGTCGTCCAAGACTTCGTGGTGAGGCAACGATTGATCTCTGGCAGAACCAGCATGTCACCAGCTTCGTCCAGCACGACTTTCGCACTAAGCAAACAGACGTGATAGCCAACGAAGGTTGCGACACCTGAAACAATGGTCTTTAATTTTGGTAACCAACCTCGTCGTTTGAAGAAGTCCTCGATGAGACCGTCATCGAGATCTTCCGAAAAAGCAGCAAGCGTGTCGTCGCCTTCAAACGCAAGCCCCACCCAATAAAATCTGCCATCCCTAGCAGACTTGTATTTGACTGGAGCACCCTTCGCCTTCAAAAAGAATGTCAAGAAGACCTCGTACGATGGAGGATCAACCAAAAAGTTGACCCAGCCGGCCAGGTTCTGAATCCAGTTGCCCGAACTCGTAATCCTGTCACCGGATTCACGCATCGTCACTGGTAGGTAGAGTGTGAACTTGCACTTTGCTCCGGACTCATCGACGTACGTGAATGTCCAGCGGCATTTGCTTCCCCTCTCCTCCATGTGGCGTGTGAAGTCCTCGAACGGAACTTCATCCTCTTGGAAAATCAACTTCGACAAGTGCTTCAAGATCTTGTTCTCAATCTTCTTGCACAGTGCGGTGATGCCGAAGTCGAACGACGTCATGTCATTCTCTTTCCAATTGATCACATCCTGCATTTCGCTGAACCGAACAGCGATTTGTTTGATAGCTTCTGCTTTCGTCTTCCCTTTGATACTCGCCTTCTCAACCGAAGAAAACAAGATCTTTTCGAAAACGAAAGAAAGCTTGGCCATCATGGCCTGGCGTGTGTCACCGTGATTAACGATGCCACGGGGCTTGGATTTTGCAGAAACCTCTTTCTTGATGAACACCTCAAGACTGCCCTCGTCGAGGTAGCAGTCCAGTAGGTCGTCCGCCATTTTGTCTCGTTTGGCCTGTCCGTGCTTCTTCGCGAACTTGTCGGACAGCTGTGTGTAAGCCTCCAACGCCTTCTTCACGGCCTTCTCTGTGAACATCGTCTTAATCAGCGCATCTGACAACAGGTCCATGTTCCTGTCTTCTTGCGGTGATTGTGTCGGCTTGCCGATGCCAGTCTCAGTTCGTCGCAAATCCTCACACGAAATAACGTTCTGAACGTTGTTCGATGGCAGGAACTGCGGATCGCAAGTGAGTTGAGGGAAACGCGTAGTCGCCTCTCGAAAGCCAGCACTGTGGTTGACTTCTGGAATCATGCTCGTGTCCTTGTGCTTCGTGCGCGGCTCACGTAGAGTTGTGCACGAGCCCAGAGGCACGCCGGCTTGAAGACGCTCAACCAT